TTTAACCTTGTCCATAAAGCCAGCTTCTGATAACACACGATTAAACACTAGATATACTTGACCTTCACTTAAAGGTCTAGTTTGAATATAATAACTTTCTTGTTTTGGTTGTTTGCTGCCTGTACCAGCTGCAACTGCGCCTTGCGCAGCCGCGCCTAAGAATTTAAACACTTCTTTAGCACCTTCGGCAGCAGATTTTAACATTGCTCGCTTGTCTGCTGTGGCAGCAATCTGAGCAATATACTCTGGATTATTAAATTTATCATCAATCATGCCCTGAAGAACTTGCCATACCTTGTCGCTTTGAGCATAATCTCCTGCTTGCCAAGCAGAAGTAGCATCCATGAATAACTCTTTAGCATCTGCAATATCTGCTGGTTGTCCTACTAGTCCTTTAATTTCAAAGTTAGCAGAACGTGATCCTAACTCTCCCCCAACTTCATCAAAGATTTGAGTCATGTTTAATCTTCTAGCACCAGGGAATAGATTATCTTTGATAATATCAACTCCGCCACTGAGTGCATCGCCAATAAGTTCAAAGGTCTTACCAGCAATAAAACCATAGGCTGCTGTTTTAATACCTTTGCCAATGGTAGTTGAAAGTTTTTCGCCTTTGATTAGTTCAGACGAATTACGAATAATAGCACCTGCAATAGCGCCACCTACTGGGCCACCTGCAAGAGCTGCTAGAGTGGTAAGCACACCAATAATCGCTGCTGACTTACCTGGATTTTCTTTCATCCAAGTTCCCCATCCAGTTAGAGTTTTATCTAGCTCAGGAAACTTAGCACCAACTTTAGCCTTTAAATCTTCAAACTTTTGGTCCATGTTCTTAACAGGCGTAGTATCCTGTAGCCATTTACCAACTTTATTAACTACTTCATCTGCTTTTTTAGCAACATCGATGCCTTTGCCCAGCATTGTTCTATTACCACCACCTGCACTTACACTTTGCTCTACAGATCCAAATACCTGTTTAACCTGTTCAGGGCTTAGACTAGCTTCGATAAGAGGTAGCATTTCATTATAAATGCCTTCAACAATTCTGCGTTGTTCCTTATTAAGACCGTCACAGCTTTCCTCTAATATTAATCGTGAGTTGTGCATATGTCTTTCGACAAGTAACTGATGATTTTCTAATAATGTTGATATTTTCATAAAAGACTCAAAATTGATATACTACTTATTTATTGAAAAGCGAGCTAACGCTCGCTTGCTTTATCGCTTCGCTCAAAGCACTTTTCTTTTTTTTAATTATTTCAAAGATGCAGTTGAAATATATTTTGCGCGAAGCGCAAATTTAGCATTATCCAGATCGTTTCAGTCACACTTTGCCCGTTGCCGGGCAAAGAAAAAACATTATCCGAGTCGAACCATGTCACACAGCAGTAGAGCATTACAGAGGCGGTTGTCCGGTACCTCGAGCTCCGTCTTTATACAACGGCGGCATACGTAAATCTGCTATCACTTACGTATACGTGGGGTTTTTCTCCCCTCATTTTGCCTTATTTCGCTCTCAAAAACAACCAAACAGCAAGGTCTTTGCTATCAACGTCCTGTTAAGGATAGTGGTTGAGTCGCTCTTCACCAAGGTAGAGCTTCCTTACCGCCACACATCAGAGCGGATTTCGGGCACCATAACAGTCACCGGTGCGGGTTTTTTTGGCGATTATTTGGCCTTTTTATGCTCTTCTAGACGCTGCCTAAGTATGTTTGAACCGCCTACTCTGACGTTTATAATGCCATTATAATACTCGTCAGTTTCTAAAACTCTGCGTTCAAACTGTTCTCTAGCCTCTAAATAGCCCATTTCTGCCTTAGATTTACAGTAGTAGAGTATTTCTCGGGTGAAGTTTTCCGGACCTAATGCTTGGACATCTGCGTTTAACCTATCGCTAGAACCCCAGTAATCGCGCCAATCGCTTTCTACTGTGCTTCTGCGTTTAAGTTTTTTGCCTTTGAGTGGTGGTTTAGTACGTTTAAACTGTGCTAGTTTCTTGCCTATGTACTTCTGTCCGGTGGTTGTGTTGGTGATGAGATAAACGAAGCCAATGTAGCCTTCAGGTATTTCTTCTACGGGTTGATTTTGATATGTCCACTGCACTCATTTAGTTATAGACAGTGGTTTGCCTCTCATGCCTTTTCTGGCTTTGCGCCTTTCCTTGCGTTTTTCTTGTATTTCTACTCGCCTTTTTGATGCCTCATTGCGTATTTCTGATAGCCAAAATCGTGCCTTAATGCCAGCTTCGTCGCTGTGCTTGTATTCAAATCGTTCTTGCCACTTGAAATATTCTTGAAAAGCAGCAATCATCTTGTCGTGTGATTCTGTACTCACGGTTCTTGTCCAAGAAACACATTACCTGATACAGATATTCGTATTTCGTCAGAGTTGCTAAATGGATATACACAGTGTCTTAGTAGACTAGGAAATAACATAGTCTGTCCAACGCTGTATTTGTTAACACCCATAGTAGCACCTTGAGTTCTTCCTAGCATATCTGTGTAGGTAAACTCTAGTTGTCCAGAGAATGGATCTTTAGTATCGTCAATGACTTCCGGAATCCTTAGCCATATGGTATAACTTAGTACACCGCCATGCATATGATTAGGAAGAAACTCTCCAGCTCTTTGAAAGTTAATCCATGGACGTTCGCAATAATATTGCGGTTCAACTTTAGGAGAATCAAAGGTCTTTAAATAGTGACAACTTTCTCTATACATTTGAGTACATTCTAAAATATACTCCTTTAGTAGATCTTCTGTAGACTTGGTAAATCTATAGTGCTTAGGAACGCCAGGAGAAGATAGTCCAGACTTAGTTTCTTCTGCAGACCCCTCGTCTTTTTCTATTTGATCTATTTCATCTAACATTATCCTTAAAAGATTGACAGGAACTTCTGCCCTAAGAAGGGTCATGTTTGACAAAGCTATGATTCTACTGTTGATGTTCACGCTACGATCTCCACGTCATTGCTATAACTAGTAAAACCGTTTTCTTTAATAACTTTTAACACATGGTTTACACGATTAGTTAGATCATCTCTATGGCTGATCAAGAACACATTCTTATCGCGTTCACGAGTCATGCGTTTTAATACAGCGATACTAGATTCAACACCGCTGGCGTCCATGCCGCTATCTACTAACTCGTCAATAAACAGCAAGTTGATGTTATGATATAGATTCTCCCACACATCACGGAACGCCCAACTTAGACTTAGTATCAACCTATTACGTTCTCCTCGGCTTAGATTATCAAAATCTAGATCTTGACCTAGCTGTGTAATGATGACACTTAGGTCATTTTGAAACTCGACGATATGAGGCAGACCAATCTTATCGAGATAATAGGTCAATCGCTGATTTAAGAACGCTAGATTCTGATCAATGATGCGTTTGCGTACAAAACTATCTTTGTTAGTGAGTAGTTTGTATAGAAACTCTTGATGCTCTTTAACTCGTACTAGTTCATTTAGTTGATCCCAATCAATCTCTTGTACCGCAGTTTTCTTAAGTTCTTCGATCTGTTCTTGATAGGGGTTTACTTCAGAAGTTTTAGTCTGTAGATCTTTAGTAAGGCCTTCGATAGTGTTCTTATGATTAAGTGCTTCTTCTAGATTTTCATAGACAACCTTAGGACAATCAGTTTGTTCTCCTAGTAGATCCATTTCGCCTTGCAGTTTCATTAGATCATCGGCATGGTTATCTATAAAGGACTGTGCGTCATCGATCTGTTTGACCTTATTAGTCATCATTTCTTCGTGCTTGTGGTCATGCAGATCCTGACCACAGCTATGACACTTGTGTTCAGCTAACAAGACCAACTCAGATTCTAGTTTTTTAAGAGTCTTTTGTTCTTTTTCTAGTGTGGCTATAGACTTAGCCAACAGAGCCTGTACTCTATCACGTTCCTTTTTATTCTTATTCCATTCTTCTAGAGCACGTTGATTTGAGATCTCTTGCTCAATATCAATAGTTGACAGTACATCGATGCTTTTCTGTAGGTCAGTGACTGCTTTGGTCTTTTGTTCTTCCCACAGTTTTTGTTTTCTTTCTAGTGCTTCGATGCTTTGTTGTATGCGATCGTTAGATGCTTTAACAGTTTCAATCCTTGTGTTTTCACTGTTGATAGCATCTTTGGTTAGTTTAACTTGTTCTTTGAGATTTTCTGCTTTTTCACTGAGCAGAGTAATACCTAATAGCTGTTCAATGATGGCTCGTTGATCAGCAGCCTTCATACTAAGGAACGGTTCAGTATAGGTATTCAGCGCCACAAGATGTTTAAACATCTCATGGGTCATTGGAAATATTTCTTCGATAGCTTTTTGTGTTTCTCGAGAGTCGCCTTGACTTTCGTCAGTGGCATTTTCAAGATCTTGCTCCTCTCCGTTTACACTAAACTTGAGAAGATTAGGTTTTCGTCCACGTTCGATATGATATTCAACACCATCTTTTTCAAAGGTAACTGTAACCAACATACCTTTGCTGTTAATCTTATTGATAAGATTATCACGCTTGATGTTAGTTAGGGCTTGACCATAGATAGCGTAGCTCAGTCCGTTGATGATTGTAGTTTTGCCTGTTCCGTTACGGGCGCCAGAGTCATCACCTCCTAGATCTAGATTTTCACCTAAGACTAAGGTCAGCTGTCCACGGTCAAAGTCGATAGCTTGGGTTTGGTTGCCCACGCTCATAAAGTTTCTAACTGTTAGATTTTTAATCTTTATCATAGGTCTCTATAGATCTCCAGTAACAGTTTTTTGTCATAGGTATCGCTTTCGATAGCATTGATTTGGTTCATGACGATAGTATCGACGCTTTCAAACTTAAGATCTATCGCTACAGCATTACTTTCAACTTCTACTTTTTCAGGAATAAGCATCAGTTCACGCAGATTATATTGTGGCATGAACTGTTCTTTGATAAAGTTAGCTTCTTCAAAAGTGATAGGCAAGTCAATAGTAACACGACAATGCATCTTTTCACGCAATAGCTTGTCGGGAGTATCAATGATTTGACTTAGCTTATAGGTCCTATAAATGGGTTGACCAGGCCATGTCTTATAAACAGGCTCCTTACCCCATTCAAGCAGCATCATACCTCGATCGTCATCAAACGAATCTGCATAGTTGTGCGGAAACGCATTGCCGATGTAAACGATATTGCCTTTGGTCTGTCGTTTATGGAAATGCCCTGTAAACACATATTCTTGATTAGCAAAGTGTGTAGACTGCAACTGACCGTGGTCTGGCATCTGCACCATGGCGTTCATATAAAAATGCGGAAGCTCAAGATGCGAAAACATATAACGGCTCTTGATCTTAGGAATCTTCTGCCACTCGTCACCAACAAGCCATGGCATGATAGTTACATCGCCATCAGTTATGGTTTGGTTCACTACCGTGATATTAGGAAACAGTCTAGCAAACTCTAGGCTGTGTATTTCACGTTTGTCCTTGTAGTATTCATCATGGTTGCCCATGATCAGATATACATGATCAAAACTGTTGTTTAGTTTTTCTAGATTGCTAACAGTATAGTTCATGGTACTAACATCAGTCGTTGATCGATTATGATGCCAGTCACCAAGGAAGATACAGGTTTCTGCACCTTCTTGTTTGGCAGTTTCGCAGAACCAATCTACGAAATCTTCGCAGTCTTGATTGTGGATCCTACTACCAGATTTTAATCCAAAATGGATGTCTGTAAAACAGGCAACTTTTTTAAACATTGATTTTGTCTACTCCACTAATAGT